ATGCCCCTAAATGATATGCAGATTCGCTGTGCTAAACCTGAAGCTAAAGCCTATACACTTGGGGATGGGCAAGGGCTGTCTTTACTTGTAGAGCCAAATGGAAGTAAAAGCTGGCGATTTCGTTATCGCTATGCAGGTAAACCTAAAATGATCTCGCTTGGTGTCTATCCAACGATCACACTTGCTGAAGCTCGTTCCCGTCGTGATGAGGCCCGAAAAATAGTGGCTGAGGGAAAAAACCCTAGTGAGGTACGAAAAGAGCAAAAACTAGCATTAAGAATTCAATCTGAGAATGCATTCGAAAAGATTGCTAGAGAGTGGCATCGGATGAAGTCTTTAAAATGGTCTGCTGGGTACGCCTCGGATATTATGGAGGCGTTCCAGAACGATATTTTTCCGTATGTGGGAACTAGGCCTGTAGGAGAAATTAAACCGCTAGAGCTGTTAAATGTACTGCGTAAAATTGAGAAGCGTGGCGCATTGGAGAAAATGCGAAAAGTACGGCAACGTTGCTCAGAAGTTTTTCGATATGCCATTGCCACCGGAAGAGCAGAGTTTAATCCTGCCGCAGATCTGTCCAGTGCTCTCGAAGTACATAAATCAAATCATTTTCCATTCTTAAAATCAGATGAGATACCTGATTTTCTGCGTGCTTTAGAGCGCTATACAGGGAGTCGACTTGTCGTTATTGCTACGAAGTTATTGATGATCACGGGAGTAAGAACCATCGAATTACGTACCGCATTATGGTCAGAATTTGATTTGGATAACGCTATTTGGGAAATTCCCGCTGAAAGAATGAAAATGCGCAGGTCACATCTTGTGCCATTGTCGACCCAAGCGTTAGATTTACTTAATGAACTCAAGATAATGACAGGGAACTATCGTTATGTTTTTCCGGGGCGGAATGATCCGAAAAAGCCTATGAGTGAGGCGAGTATCAACCAAGTCATCAAACGTATCGGTTATAACGGGAGAGTGACGGGGCATGGATTTAGGCACACATTGTCTACAATATTGCATGAAGAATGTTACGATTCTGCATGGATAGAGATGCAATTAGCTCATGTAGATAGAAATAATATACGTGGTACTTATAATCATGCTCAATATTTAGAAAAAAGAATAAGCATGATGCAATGGTATTCAAATAAATTACTTGGTGAATAATTATGAATGTTGACATTAAACATTTTGAACACATTATTAAAGCTGCAGATGACAACTCACTAGCAATTTTTGTCGGAGCTGGGGTATCTAAATCAGCGGAGAATGATACAACCAAATTACCTACATGGTCAGATTTGATCGAAGAGTTAAAAATAGATCTTGGTATAACCTATGAATTAGATTACCTGAAAGTGGCACAATTATATTTTTTAGAATTTGGTCCTCATACTTACTATAAGAAAATCAAAAAGTATTTCCCTGACAATCTTGTTCCATCTAAAATACATGAATTAATTTTTGGGATAAATCCGCATTATGTAATTACTACAAATTGGGATTGTCTGCTTGAGACTTCGATGTTAGAAAATGCATATATTTATGACTTGGTTTGCAGTGATCAGGATCTAATGAAATCAAGCCTTGATAAAAAACTTATTAAAATGCATGGTGATTTCAAGAATCATAATATAGTTTTCAAAGAAGATGATTACATCAATTATGAATTTAATTTTCCATTGTTGTCGAATTATATAAAGAGCATATTATCAACTCACACAATAATTTTTATTGGCTATTCTTATAGTGATATTGATATTAAGCAAATAATAAAATGGGCTCAAAATCATACATCGATACGCCCTCCAATGTATTTGTTGGTGTATGAAAATGACGTTGTGCAAAGTCGGTACTTAGCAAGTCATGGTGTGCAGACTCTCATGGCAGGAGATTACAATGGTGGTGGGTATTCTGATTATCGAACTAACAAATTATATGGTTTTCTGAAGTCAGTAAAAGATAAAAAAGTTAGTAGTAGTGTTGATAAAAGTGTAATTAATATTGTTTTTGCAAAGTTAGCAGAGCTTGGAACATTAAATGCAATATTAGCCGATCAGATTACTAGTTGTTTAGGTGAATGTTATATAGTTTATCGTGAGGTTGAAAATCGTCAGGTTGCATTATTAAAGTTCTATAGGAATGAAGCAACTCAGTTACAAAATGCAGAGCTCAGAGAAATTTATGCTAAATTTAAAAGAATTATAAAGACTAGCGATGATACAGGAGAGCATAGAAACTTACTTGGACCAATATTTGATATATTACAAAAAGCAGATATTGCTGGTGTAATCTGCGACGATGAAGACAAAGAAGCTGTTTTGACTCGTGATATGGCAACAACTCCTGTGAGAAAAAAAGCAGTTGAGGTTTTTAGGTTTGATTATAATAATAAATTTGATTTTAGTAAAAAAAATAAATCAATTATGAATTTAAGCTTCGATAAAACAGATCCTTATCTATTTTATCAGCAATGTGATTTTGAAATGGCTTATCATGCGGTTGATATTATAATTAAGCATGAGTTGAAGCATAAAAACTATGCCTCATTACTTATATCCCTTTTAAACCATAATATGATTTTACATGTTTTAAAAAATAGTTTTTTTCACAGGCGAGATAATTTCAGCGATTCAGAATCTTATGATATTAATGAGAGGTTTGACAACTTTCCAAAAAACGTGAAGAGATCACTATCTACTTTGTTAGATATTGTTAATGTTGATTATATGTTCAAGTTTATACATTCTGTAGATAAGATACTAACAAAAAATAAAGATAGAGAAGATAAGAAGACTTTTTTTTACTTGGATGCTGAAGAGTATAAAACTGATTTTGTTCATAAAAATATACTTTACTTCATAAAAGAAAATGGTTGTCTTGTTGATAACTATTCTGAGTTTAAATATGCTATTAATAAGATATTTGAGATAAAGGCTACAAAGCAAAAATCACAGGTAAATAATGATTCGATATTGTTTTCATTAGAGGAATTATACTCTGCAATTAAGTATTTAGAAAGTAATAGCCTTAAGGAAAAATTCAAATATAAAAAGAGAAATAAATATCTGAAGTTAGAATTAGATAGTGAAAGTGCAGAATGGTTGTTGAATCATGCTTTCAAGGAGTTGAGTCAGTTTTATAGAGAGAAAAAAGGAGTAGGTAATTATCATTTGGAGTCATTTAAAAATGCACTTTATCTTTTAGCCTTTTCTGATGAAAGCCATAATGATAAGGAATTGATTTATAGAGAGTTAATTGGCTTGGTTAGTGGTGATTACAATCAACTCGATTTTATTGATTGCATTACTGAATATGTGACAATCTGTTTTAATAATAAAGGGAAGATAGATTTAGAGTTTATAAGAGGTTTGATGAATGGTTTGATTGAAAATTATTCGTCATCAACAATTAAACAGAGACGCTACTTCAATAATATATTGAACTCTGCACGTAATATTTTCATCATTGCTAATGAGTTAGGTTTATCATTTGATAATCATGTCTTATTGAAGCAATTATTATCGTCGGTAAATGATTGCGAATCTATCGAAAAAATTAGAACTGTAGAAACCATTATTTACGAACTTTTTATTGTTGGGGATGAACTGACTAAGAAAATGATAAAGGAGTTTATTAGTTTACTTGATATAGAACAATTTGGACACGATAAAAAAATCAAGTTTAAACTTTTTTTATTGGCTGCTAGCATAATTGAAAAAGATGATCGTATAGCTAATGATACTCTTACTATGATTAAAAATTTATCCAAGAATAAATTTAGTTCGGAATTGTACTCAATGAGAAATACACTCGAATTTTTAGTTAATAATAAAAAGATGCAGGAATTTTCTGAATCTTATGACGAAATAAAAAAAGTGATCTCACTTTTAGAAAATAAATATCTAAGTCATTAAAGTAACTTTTATGATTTTTTATTATCGATAATTGCAGCAATTATAAGATGAGCGTTAGTGCGCAGTGCTTTCCCCGCCTCGCCCGCCCGCTTTGCGGGGCGGTTTTAATGCAGTTGCACTGACACGCTCAGGCCGTGCCGGGCGTGGCCTGGTATACAGAAAATGAGGCAGGAAAACGCATGCAAAGCCATGCACCTTATCGATGCATGGCTTTTTTCAGTAAAAACGGGCGGATTTTCGGGGAATTTTACACAGACTGACGTGATGCCAGTTGCGCACTTTTACGCGAAAAAATCATGTTCTGCGCAGGAGTGAATTTTTCACGGCTGTCATCCACCGAAGCCGCGTCAGGCCTGAATCCGATGGTCGTTAAAATGTCGCTATCCTGTGCGGAATAATTAATTTTTTCACCCTTCGCAAGCCAGGACAGAAGGGCTTCACGCAGGGCATCTGTGGCACGCTGTATGGCACAGTTTCGGGCAATGGCCGTCAGCTCACTGTAGCCCATCAGCTCCGGTGCCAGTGCCGCCGCCAGTGCTGTGCCGTGCTGCTGCATAAAATCATTCAGCCGGTCGCGGATGCTGATGTGCTGAACGGCTTCATGCGAACGAATATAACGACCGGCGGCCTGATTCACCTGCCATTTTCTGACTTCGATAATATTGCGTAATTCGTCCAGGCGACTGACGTTTCTGCCTTCTCCTGACAGAAGCCGCAGATATTCCTGTTCGGCCGCTGCCAGCTCATTTTTGCGTTGCAGCCATGCTGCTTTGTTATTCTGACAGGTGTCAAAGGCCTGCTGTAAGGCTGTGCTTTCCATCGTTATCTCTTTCTCATCATGCTGAAGAATAAAAATACGGTGTGCGGCGACGGCCGGTGTTAACCGGCAGCCCTCATTCCAGACGCAGCGAATATGATTGTGTTTTTAACCGTACTGGCGGCAGTTCCTGTTTTTCATGCAGGCGTTCTGCCAGTTCGTCCGGCGTGACCGGGCGGACAATGAAGCGGTTGATGGTCTGAAGCGTTTTAAACACCAGACCACAGCCCGGATCCGTGCACACATAAAAACGCTCGGTGACTTCCTGAGACAGACGCCGCGATGTTCTTGACAGTGCAAGGCCTTTACATCTCCGACAACAATATCCGGTAACAAGCATTCTTTTCGGGCGTTTCATACTGCCGGAGGCTGACGTCAGTGAATCGCGGTATCTCTGTTTGCCTGAAATGTATTCCATTCCTGAATCTTTACTGTCAGAGAAAAAGCTTTCACTCGCTTCAAATGTCGCAGAGCAATAAATATTCCGGCACTGTGCAATCATTATCTTGGTGCCATCGTCCATGAAATGTGCGCGACGGGTGTGAGCAACATGTCCACACGACGGGCAGTAAATCATGACAGCAGTCCTCTGGCCTTAAGCTCTGCTCCCTGCTGGTCTATTTTGTCCTGCCACACCTTGCGCTGTGCCGGTGTGCCTGCCACCTCATAATCCATGTGCGGGAGTGTTGCCGCTGACAGTCCGGTCAGCCGGAGAACCGGCTCGCCGGTGAGGCTGATTTGCATCTGTTTAATTTTCTGTTCCAGCGATGATTTCACCTGCTGCATGACAGCCTTTTCCGGTGCGACGTAGCCCTGATGGCCGGTGGTGTTGGCGAGCGGATTTTCCTGTACCAGAATGCTCAGATGCATTGCCCGGACAAGCGCCTCACAGGTTTCATTCAGGGCGTGTTCCAGCTCATGCTCTGCATACAGACTCAGAAGGTGATGATGTGCCTTCCGGTAGGCGGTGGCCGTGCTGTCACACGCCCCTTTCAGGCGTTCCGTTCAAAATTCAGCACCACGGCCAGATTGTCATATTCCTGTACCAGCTCCCGGCGTGCCACGCGCTCAATGTGGCGCTGTTTCAGCTCGTCGCTCAGGACACCACCGGCTGCACGAAAGGCCGTGCGCCAGTCGTCAGCGTCGTTTCCGTCGGCCTGCGCCAGCGCATTTTTTTCCTGCTCTGCCCGTTCAATGGCCGTGACGGTCTCATCCATCAGGCGGGCGTTCTCAAGATGGGCGGCTCTGGCCTTTTCCAGTTGTGCCAGTGCGGGTTGCAGATATTCAGGGATGGTGTTGTCAGACATTTTCCGGCTCCTCGTCACTTCAGGTTAAGAAAATTGTGACGTACACCGGACAACAACACGACGCATTGCAGATGTGCCAGCCCTGACACAGGAGACTCATCCTCAGACCGGCAAGCCAGGAAAAGGTCGCAGGAAAAACCGGCTTACTGTTTGTTTTTTTATATTTTACTGTTCACCTCTGTTCACCATAAGAAAAAAGATAAGTAATACAGTAAGTTAAAGGGTGAACAATCGCAGTAATGACTGTTCACCGTCTGTTCACCACTGTTCACCCGCTGATGGACTTTTTGTGCTGTTTACTACTGTTTGTTTTTATTAATTCGCCGTGAATGAATAAGAAGAAACGATTTGTATTTCACTATAAAAATTACGAATTGCTTTAAGTGGCTTTAAATGACTTTAAGTGGAGATGAACAAAAAACACACAGCCATTGTAAGGCTGCCGGAACAAATCCCCCCTGTTGCGTCTGCCAAAAATATTCACAAAATAAAGCGCTACCCGAAGCCGGACGGACTTATCCGGTGCTGTATGGACATTAACGAGGTAGCCCGATGCAAGCTGTTTTTTCTTCCCCGTCTCCCGCCCCTGTGACGCCACTGATGCCGCTGCCGGACATCACGCAGGAGCGTTTTTTACGTCTGCCGGAAGTGATGCACCTGTGCGGCCTGTCACGCTCGACCATCTACGAACTCATCCGTAAGGGGGAATTTCCGCCGCAGGTGAGTCTTGGCGGTAAAAATGTGGCCTGGCTGCACTCTGAAGTCACCGCATGGATGGCCGGACGCATTGCCGGACGCAAACGGGGGTACGACGCATGATGATGCCCGCTCTGCAAAAACTCCCTTTTTCTGGCTTGCCTTTTTCCGGCATTTGCGGATATAGTTTTTCCGCTGCCGCAAAATCGGCAGCCGGGCGTGAGAACCCGAGTAAGTCAAAGGCGACATATGACGCGCCATGCGTCTTTTTTTGTGTCGCAATCAACGCCACAGAGCGCCAGATTATGGTGTGGCGTGTGGTTTGCCGTGCAGGTATGATCCTGTTCGCAATCGCATGTTATGCCACTGAGTCAATGGTAGCTCAGGCGGGGCAGCCTCCGGGCTGGCCGGTATCCTATGACGCCGGTATTCTCACCCCCGTCTGGGCTATCGCCATCGAGCGTGAGAACTCCGGCGATAGCGTTATTTGCTACTCAGGAGGCTGCCTTATGGCTACAACCCTTACCCCCTCACACCCTGAATTTGTCTTTGTGTTTGCGGCTGTCCGTCGCGCAGACCGTCATCCCCGTATCTGCATGCTTCGCACCGTCGCCGGTGATGAACGCAGCGCCCGCCGTTCCCTTGTCCGTGACTATGTGCTCTCCCTTGCTGCCCGTCTGCCGGTGGTGGAGGTGTCCCGTGCGTAATAAAAAAGCCCCTCAGACCGTCTCAGCACGTCATGACGCCCGTGAACACCTCAGCATTGAGGCTTACCATAAGCTCAACCGCGCCAGCGCCGTATCCCAGTTTGTTGGGGGTGATTTGATTCACCGTGAACTCTCCGGCCTGCATCAGCTCTACATTCCGCATATTTTCAGCTACCTGAATGAAGATATTGATTTTGTGCTGAATGAGCTGAAAGCCAAAGGCCTGTGCCGCGATTTTCTCGCCCAGCAGAAAGACCGGGGAGACAGGACGCATGTTTGATTTTCCCCAGCCCGGTGAGATTTACCGTTCTGCCGGTTTTCCCGATGTGGCCGTGGTCGGCATTCTGGAAGACGGTATTCCGTGGGAAATGCCGTACCGCTGCCCGGACATTGTCTGGAACCCGTACCGCCGTAAATTCAGTATCCTTGTGCGTATCCTCGCTGACGGGCGCACCACAGACATCCCGCTGGGGCGTTTTCTGCGGGAATTTACCTGTGACCGTCCTGACCTGTTTAAACGCAGCCCCGTAAACCGGCATGCGGTACTGAAAGAAATGGCCGGAGACCCGGAATTACAGAAATGGCGGGAGAAATATCTGGATATTTACCCGCAGGACACTGTTCCGGTCAGCCGGGCAGCACCGGTGGCGCGGGAATGGCGGGAAATTCCCCGCACGGAGCCTGACCCGGAAACCACCCCGGATAACAGTTACCGCAATTATCTGTAATTAAAAAACGACACCCGAAAAATTAAATGTGCGTATTCGCGCAGGGATACGCACGTCTTCAGGAGACGCAGATATGCCTTATCAGTTAATGCAACCGGCACGGAATGCAGTCATCTGTCACAGGGAGGAAAGCAAATGAAAACACCCTTACCGCCCGTCTTACGCGCTGCCCTTTACCGTCGCGCTGTCGCCTGTGCCTGGCTGACCGTGTGCGAACGTCAGCACCGCTACCCGCATCTCACCCTTGAATCACTGGAGGCGGCCATCGCCGCTGAGCTGGAAGGCTTTTATCTGCGCCAGCACGGTGAGGAAAAAGGGCGTCAGATAGCCTGTGCCCTGCTGGAAGATTTAATGGAATCCGGCCCCCTGAAGGCCGCGCCGTCGCTGTCCTTTCTCGGGCTGGTTGTGATGGATGAACTCTGTGCCCGTCACATAAAAGCGCCGGTACTGCACTGAAGGAGAACAACACCATGAAAATGAACGTAACCGCCACCGTCAGCCATGCGCTCGGCCACTGGCCGCGTATTCTCCCGGCGCTGGGGATTCAGGTGCTGAAAAACCGTCATCAGCCCTGTCCGGTCTGTGGCGGGAGTGACCGCTTCCGTTTTGATGACAGGGAGGGGCGCGGCACCTGGTACTGCAATCAGTGTGGTGCCGGTGACGGCCTGAAACTGGTTGAAAAGGTGTTTGGTGTTTCCCCGTCCGACGCGGCCGCAAAGGTGGCTGCCGTGACCGGCAGCCTGCCCCCGGCTGACCCGGCAGTGACGGCTGCCGCCGGTGCTGAAACAGACGCTGCCCGGAAGAACGCCGCCGCACTGGCACAAACCCTGATGGCAAAAACCCGTCCCGGAACCGGTAACGCCTACCTGACCCGCAAGGGCTTTCCCGGCCGGGAATGCCGGATGCTGACCGGCACACACAGAGCCGGTGGCGTGAGCTGGCGCGCCGGTGACCTTGTGGTGCCACTGTATGACGACAGCGGCGAACTGGTTAACCTTCAGTTAATCAGTGCTGACGGCCGTAAGCGCACCCTGAAAGGCGGACAGGTCAGGGGCACCTGTCACACCCTTGAAGGACAGAATCAGGCCGGAAAACGTCTGTGGATAGCGGAGGGATACGCGACCGCACTTACCGTACATCACCTGACCGGTGAAACGGTGATGGTGGCGCTTTCTTCCGTGAACCTCCTTTCTCTGGCCAGCCTTGCCCGGCAGAAGCATCCGGCCTGTCAGATTGTCCTTGCCGCAGACCGTGACCTCAGCGGTGACGGCCAGAAAAAAGCCGCCGCAGCCGCAGATGCGTGTGAGGGCGTTGTTGCCCTGCCGCCGGTCTTCGGTGACTGGAATGATGCCTTCACGCAGTACGGCGGGGAGGCCACCCGTAAGGCCATTTACGATGCCATCCGGCCACCGGCTGAAAGCCCGTTCGACACCATGAGCGAAGCAGAGTTTTCCGCCATGAGTACCAGCGAAAAGGCCATGCGTATCTATGAGCATTACGGCGAGGCGCTCGCGGTCGATGCCAACGGCCAGCTTCTGTCCCGTTATGAAAATGGTGTCTGGAAGGTGCTGCCGCCACAGGACTTTGCCCGGGATGTGGCCGGGCTGTTTCAGCGTCTGCGCGCGCCGTTCTCCTCCGGGAAGGTGGCCTCCGTGGTGGACACCCTGAAGCTGATTATTCCGCAGCAGGAAGCCCCCTCCCGCCGCCTGATTGGCTTTCGTAACGGCGTGCTCGACACGCAGAACGGCACGTTCCACCCGCACAGTCCGTCACACTGGATGCGCACCCTGTGCGATGTGGATTTCACCCCGCCGGTGGACGGTGAAACGCTGGAAACCCACGCCCCCGCGTTCTGGCGCTGGCTTGACCGTGCCGCCGGTGGCCGTGCGGAAAAACGCGACGTGATTCTGGCCGCACTGTTTATGGTGCTGGCAAACCGCTACGACTGGCAGCTCTTTCTGGAGGTGACCGGTCCCGGCGGCAGCGGCAAAAGTATCATGGCCGAAATAGCCACCCTGCTGGCCGGGGAGGATAACGCCACGTCGGCCACCATTGAGACGCTGGAATCCCCGCGTGAACGTGCCGCGTTAACTGGCTTCTCACTGATACGCCTGCCGGACCAGGAAAAATGGAGCGGCGACGGTGCCGGACTCAAGGCCATCACCGGCGGCGATGCGGTGTCCGTGGACCCGAAATACCGGGATGCGTACTCCACGCATATCCCGGCGGTGATTCTGGCCGTGAACAATAACCCGATGCGCTTCACCGACCGCAGCGGCGGCGTGTCACGCCGGCGGGTGATTATTCACTTCCCGGAACAGATAGCCCCGCAGGAGCGCGACCCGCAGCTTAAGGACAAAATCACCCGCGAGCTGGCGGTCATCGTGCGTCACCTGATGCAGAAGTTCAGCGACCCGATGCTCGCCCGGTCACTGCTTCAGTCCCAGCAGAACTCAGACGAGGCGCTGAACATCAAACGGGATGCCGACCCGACGTTTGATTTTATCGGCTATCTGGAAACCCTGCCGCAGACCAGCGGCATGTATATGGGGAACGCCAGTATCATCCCGCGTAATTACCGTAAATACCTCTATCACGCCTATCTGGCTTACATGGAGGCAAACGGCTACCGGAATGTACTCAGTCTGAAAATGTTCGGGCTGGGGCTG